CCGGAATATTCTTTTAAATAATCTTCTATAATATCATCATAAAGATTGGTTGTTTGCTCAAAAAGTATTGCTATATCAGTCATTTCCATTTTTCTATCAGGTATATATACATTAGTTACTTCGTGTTCTGTCTCGTAATTTTCTTCTTCTAATCTATAAAAAATCTTTTCTCCGTATTTATCCATATAAAAAATAATCAAATTGTTACCGTGGTTTATTCTTATTCGTGGCCTTCTGCCATAAGCAATTCTTCTTATATCGTTTCCCTGATAAGGATATTCCATTATCCATATTTCCGGCTGGTAGTCGGCGTAATCATCTTCCTCATATACATAACCATTCAGGGCCGGTATTAACTCAACTGTTATGGTATATCGGCCGTTCTTGTTAAAAGCTATTGAAGGGTGAATACTGCCTGATGGTGAGAATACTAACTGCTCGTGTCTTAAAAGGTCGGTAAAATCTTCATTAGGTTGGATAAGATAAATTTCTCCGGCAGTTTGAGCATATACTCCCCAGAGTGTTTCTGGATCCCAATAATGATTGCCATAATCAATAGTTTTATAATATATATCGTGTTCGCCTATTTCTTTATGATTATATTCTAGTTCTGGTAGTGGCTGGCCTATCTCTAGTGGCCCCCAATTAAAATCATAATCATCGGTTAGACCTAAATAGTCTCCCTGGCCTTCATACGCTTTAGTTACATAATGGTCGCCTTCGATAAACTGTTCAAAAAAGGTCTCTATATAGTTCCAATATTTTGGGGAGAATATTAAATCCTCTTTATTTATGTTATCCCAATTTAAGTTATTAGGCATTTATTCCCCCTCCTGTTATTATCTTATGTATCAAAAACTGTGATATTTATGAAAAAGGGGGTTGCCCCCCCTTAACCATTTTAGTATCCAAATCCTAAAAATACTGCTCCTACGGATGATAAGTCAGCATTTTCATCGACTTCTTTCATTGGTTGGCCTGCTCCGCCACATTCATAGACTTTTACCTTGCCTGGGTCACCCACAACGCTAGCTGGTATAAATTCAAATGTATAACCGGCAGATACCGGGTTAAACATCATAAAGACAAAACCTTTAGGGAAATAACCGCTTGCGTCAACTTCATATCCGCCAAGAGGGTAATTATCATCAAATTTTAATGATCCGGCTAAAATTTTCATCTGAAAGCCCATATTTCTTACAAGGTTCATACCCGAGTTATCTGCAATAACTTCCATTTCCATAATATTTTCACCTCTTTATTAAAATTCTGGCTCCTGAACACAGGTTATCTTACAAAATTCTGTTGATCTCTCACATTTATTCATCAAAAACTTAATTTCATCAGTATCAGCAGTTTCATATTGACCATTAGGAGAGAAGTTTATACGCTTACCCTTATCACCGGCATTAGCACCAGGCCGTCTATCAATAGTCGCTGGTCTCATAGTCAGTATTTGATTACGGAACTTACTATGAAAGATCGCCGGTTTTTTAGCCTTATTAGGTAGAACTTCTTCTTTTTTCTCTTCCTTCTTTTTTGTTTTAGCCATATTATCCCCCTTTAGATATAGTTAGAGGGAGGGAAAAATCCCTCCCTCGGTGACTTTACATTATGCAGTTACACCAGTTAGTACGGCGTGAGTCTTTTCTTTACGCACTTTTAGACCAGCCATAGTAACATATTCGTCTTTCCAACCGAGTAGGTCATTCTCCTGGATATTAGCCCTTAACTTTGAATCGTATCCGCCAAATGGTCTATAAGATATGTTCTCCATATCTAGAGCAAGACCCATATTAGCGTAATTCTTTTCAAAGAGTTTAGTAGTGGCTATGATAATGTCTCCGTGGAAGGAGATATATCTCTTTAGTCTCATACCATAGGTTTCCTCTTCGGAAGTAGTCTGGATACGGCCAGCAGCGAACTGGTTAATGATACTACCAATTCTAGGAGAAGTCAGGAATAATTTTTGGTCCTGGCTGCCCCAGTCAAAGGCCATCTCACAGAAGTTCTCCCATTCTGCCTCTGTTAGAACACCAGCGTTAGTGGTTCCAACATCATAGGCGTTAGACCTGATGAACTGCATTAGTCCACCAGTCATTTTGGTTCTAGAAGAAATATCCTCGTATCTCTCACCCCACATAAACTGCTTTTCCATATCAATTCTATGGGCTATCAGCTTACGCTTACGGAGTCTAACCCGTGGGCTCTCTCCGGCTCTCTTGCCCTCTAGCTGGTTCTCTAGAGTTGCGTCAAAAGGAGTACGGAAAGTTTGAACATAGTTGAACAGTTTGGTAGGCTGGGTTGCGTGAGTTTCAGGAGCGTTAGATCCTTCTTCCATCGCATTACCTAGCCTGATGATATTATCGTCTGCACCTGAAGAGGCGACTGCGTTAGTACCATCATTGATGTCAGGGTTGTCCTTGTAACCGGAACCCCTGATAACTGATACCTCATTACCTGAAATTGAGAGAACTCTCATAATCTCACCGGTTGAGGCGTTCTTTAGAACATCCTTTGGCCTGATGAAATCAGTATTTTTTAGCTCAATAGTGCCTGATTCGTGAGCGGTATTTGCAGCATACGCCTCATCCAGTTCAGTCCACCATTTCTGTTCTTCTTCATCGTACCAAATAAATTCGGTACTATTAACGGGATCTTTCCTGGCCTTTACCAGAATACTTAAAAACGGTGTTGCCTCCGGCATAAGATCCGCTATCTTCGATGATACATCAATATCTCTACGGTCACTATCAACATCATAGGTCGATACGGGCGATCCTGAAGATCCACCCCAAATAATCCTGCCATTATAATCAGTAGTCATTTATGTTCAGCTCCTTAATTGTATTAACCAAATACCCCGCCTTTATTGGTGCCGCTAAATATTTGGTTTAGTTCAATCTCTTCTTGCGAAGGTTGGTTGTCAGCGAATCGTTGTGCCGAGTTAGATTGAGGCATACGAGCCGCCATTTTCTGCATATTCTGTTGATTCTGTTGTTGCTGGGCCATCTGTTGTTGCCTTTGGTTCATACCTGATTGTTTAGTTGCCATCTGGAAAACCTTCTCAAAACCATTAGGGAACAGGTTAGGCTGCAAGTACATAGGATATTTTTGGAAAATATCTTGCATTTTATCCTGGGCCTGCTGGAATTGATCTTCTCCATACTTATGCTTAATCTGATCTACCTGTTGGTCATAGTTCCTTTTGAGTTTCTGGGCCATTTCCCTCCTTTGTTGTAGTTCTTGTTTTTGTTTCTCTTCCTTCTCCATTATTTTCTGGGTCTTTTGGTCAGCAACCTGTTCGGAAATCTTTTTAACGGCTTGTTTAAAACTTTTAGCATTAGGACCATCCTGATAAAATTCGTTCATAAACTGATTGATGTCTATATCATCAAAATTGATCTCTTCTGGTTCTGGCTCCTGGCGTTCTGCAGGTTGTTGGGCCTGTTGTTGTGGCTGCTGGCCTTGCTGGTACTGTCCTTGCTGCTGATTTTGCAACTGCCACATAAGATTTTTAATTGTACCCTCTAACTGATCAACTTTTGTTTCTAAATTTTGCTGCTCATATGGTTGTTGGCTCGGTTCGCCTCTTCTTTGACCCTCTGTTCCCTGCCTTTTCTCCAGTTCAATATAGTAATTAATAGCCTGCTCTTCATTATCAAAACGAAGGTCCTGCCCTTCCATACCTAACTTATTATGCAGTTCCATTATAGATGATTCCAGATCATCCCTGGAGTCAAATTTTTGGGTAATAAAAGCGATCTTTTTCTCATAATCATCTTCGACACTTATATCATCAATCGGTTCATTTCCCTGCGGTTGCGGCTCCGGCTCCGGCTCATTTTGAGTCTGAACAGGTTGCTGATTCTGCTGCGGTGGATATGGTTGTTGTGGAGCGTTTTGACCGCCTCCTTCAGCTGGGTTTGGGGCTGACTGATCCCGAGGTTCTCCTGGGTTTGCCCGATCATCCAGGGCCTCTTCTAAAGACATTGTTTGTTGGGTTGGTTCATAACTTTCACCAAATAAAGACATTATTTTACCCCCTAATTATTTTTTTGGTTCTTGACCTTTTCTACTCTTCTTTCGACAAAATCCAATATATCTTTATAAGCCCGTCTTTCCCTTCTCAACAGATTAAATTCTTCCTGGGTCAGATCATCATTAAAAATTCGGTCCTCTATCGGCTTTATCTGCTTATTGATATATTCTTGAACTATAGTCCAGCCACTACCAATAGCCATCATAGCAACTTCCTGGGCCTCTATCATTTCCTTTTCTTTTTGCTCCATTATCTCACCTCGCCGGAAGGTCTAGTATAAGGCCGTCTCTCTTCCTGGGGCCTTCTGCCCCTGGCTCGGCCGGTGGCGGCGTTCTCTACCTGTTGGGCCTCTGTCGGTCGCCCTGGGCCCCTTTGAGGACCCTCTTGTTGTTGCTCCTGTTGCTGCTGGGCGGCCATAGCTGCTTGTTGCTGCTGCCAAACTTCTTTAGGTATCATAAACTTCTCTGTATTCTTAATATCAAAAGAGGCTAACCATTCTTTGACTAATTCGTGATATTCTATGAAAGGAACGCCCATCTGCATTAACATTTGGATCATATGGGATAACTGTTCTCTTCTTACTTCTTTATTTGTCGATGGGTCAATATTAGCAGTAGAAGGCCTGTAATCATACTCACCAACAAGATCTCCTGGTGTTATACTACGCCACTTCCTGCCATCTTCTTCTCCTAACTTTATCAGCCTGCGGCCATTGATGAATTGCTGGTTATTCTTATCCATCATATACGCTAGACGCTTAATATCAGTATCAGCAAAGAGTTGTACCTTAACATCAAACCTTAACCCGGCATTACCTGTCTGTTTCATTGTTTCGGTAGCAGTCTGGCTCTTTGTAGCCTGGGCTCCCTGCATAATAGGGGGTGCCGCTAGAGCATTTTCCATTACAGTAGAGACTATATTCTGGTTCCTGAATCCACTTGCTGCAACATCCTTTGTCTCCAATTCCTGAACATCATCGGCTCTATCAACATATATAACGCCGTGCGGTCTTGATACTAGCTGACTTTCGTCAATATCAGCGTTTCTACGGACTTTCCACATTTTATTTAAGACAAAATTAACATTATCAGTTCTCTGGTTATGGATCGTGTTCTCTTCTTCCTGGAGGTCGGAAATAATCTGGACTGCTGATAGTCCATAAAACTCATTAGGTAGCCTATCAAAACTAAAGGCCACAAAAGGCTTTTTGCCGTGTCTCCAGTATGGTGAAGGTCCGTCATAGATACATTTAGTCCTATTAACAATGATTGCGTGCCTGTTATCTTCCCAGTAGTGTAACAGTTCAAATTCAGTATTCTTTTTCATCTGGTTATCTCTGGAACTAGAGAAGGTATTAAGCATATGATCGGATATATTTACTTCCGCCTGCCTTCTCTCCCTGCCTCTTTCCAGGTTCTCTGCGTCTGCCATTTCGTCAAGTTCGTTGGTACTCTCTAAATAGATTTCTCCATTTCCTAGATCGTGAAGGAAATTTAGCCGCTGGATAAGATCTTCTCTGGTGATAAACTCTCTCTGGAACACTCCCCGGCAGCTATCTAGGTCATAACCTTTAGGATCGGGCCAGAAATCAAAGTAATCAACATTGACTATCTCATTATCATCCCAAATTACTTCTCTGCCTTCCTGGAACTGGTTGTTATAGTTGCCGGTATATTGTGGGCCATAAGCGGTCTGAATTATTTCCGGCTCTGGTACCTTCCTTCTCATATACTGTTCTTCATATCGCCACCCTACACCCAGGACTCCTTTAGGAAAGACAAGGCCTGAAGTTAGATAATCATACCATTTGGCTATTATGTTATTCTTTTCTAACTGTTCGTCTAATAGCCCTGAACCTATCCTGGCTTTTTCTTCAGTAGCCTGCATAGCCGTAGGGGCCTGAAAGGCTGGTAAAGGGTCAAATTCTATGTAGGGCCGGGTTTTAAATAAACTATCCATCATCCTTGCCCTAATAGTATCCACTATCTGATATGTACGGGGTATATGTAGGTTGGAGCGGCCATCTTCTCGCTCTTCCTTGTATCCCACAAACTGCTTATACCAGGTAACGGCCCTTTCATCCCATTGTTGGCGATAACTTTCAAAGAAAGAGAAAAGGTTTAGTAGTTCCTGGGTTTTCTCTTTGGCTCTTTTTTCTTTGTTTGAGTCTTTCCCTATCGTTATCACTTGATCACCCCTACATTTGTGGCGGTGGGCCTCCTGGTCCTGGTGCTGGACCACCGGCTGGTCCGCCTGGTCCGCCTGCCCCCATTTGACTTTCGACTTCCTGGAGTCTTGTTATTAACTGTACTGCCAGTTCTACCAACTGTTCCTGGTCCAATTGCCTTAATTCCTGTGCTAGTTCGGCGTGTGGGCCTCCTGGGCCTGGTGGCGGTGGACCTCCTGCTCCCATATCTGGGCCTGGTCCTGCTGGTGCGGGTCCGGCCCCTGCTCCCGCTTGCATTTCTTCCTGCGGTATCATCATTGCTAAAAGCCTCCTTTATCACTCGTATATAAACTATCATCTTACTTATAGATTACCATTTTCCTTATAATAATACAAATATTATTATTTTTCGACATTATCTTCATCAGTAATATAGTTCCTGCTGCCGTTAACTGTTCGTAGTGCCTCATCTGCCGTCATATCGCATACTATAGCAACAAATAGGGCGAATCTGCCGTTATCTTCTGGGGTAGATATTGTCCGGTATATTGCCGATATTTCCTTAATATCCTCCACCTTCATATCAATACCCCCAGATACTATAAGTTCTGTGCTAAAATTAACGAATTGACAGTCTCGTTCAACTGTTCATTAAGTTTTGCTATAACCTCAAAGTAGTCCTTTTTGTCATTAAAAGACTCTATTTTCATTTCTTCGATACTTTCGGCTAAAAAGATCACTTGATCGGTTAAAACATCGTTTAATTCTTCTTTCCCGATGAAATGATCGCCACTATAGTAGTCTAAATCCTGTTCATTCATACAAAAATCCCACCAATCCTGATAAGTTTGTTTGTGCTGGTTATCGACATAAAACTCTTCAATAGGGTGCCAGTCCTCTTCTCCACCATCTGTCGGCCTTATAAGGACTTCGTGCTTAAAAAAATCCCTCACAAATCCACAAATAGCCCCGTATGACCTTCTTGATCTCACATAATCGCCTATCTTCAACGCCACAACCCCCTCATTTCCGCTTTTAGTATCCTGTGACACGAGATACAGGTTGGATTGCTTTTTCTCTTTTATTTTTCATCGCCCTCCTTTGCTTTGCTGGAATCATAGAATTAGGCTGATATACGGCCATATAGCGGCATTGGTCCAACATATGGTCCTCCTGGCCGTGTGCTATATCATCTGGCTTGTTAGGATTGACCTGCAAGCCAGGTATTACCCTTATAAAATTAGAACAGGACTCTGTAAACCTTAATCGGGCTAATGGATCCCCATATCTGTCTAAAATAGGGTTTTTCTCTTCATCGGTGATCGGTGTTAGGAAATCGTGGACTCTCTTCCAGCCCATTATCCGGTCCTTATCTGGTTGTCTCCAGGGCCTTAACCCGTGGCTTTCAAAGATTTCTATTGTTGATCGGCCAGAATCAGGACTTTTAGCCCAACAGGATGTATCAGCTATATAAAAATCTATCTGTTCAGGGATCCCCTGGGGGTCTCTTGATAACTCTCTTATATCCTCTGCCTGCTGATGATCGTTCTTTTTCGATGGATAATACTCTCTATAACCTATTATCCAGCCATCTGGAGAGATCGCATACCACATACCAGCCGCCCTGTTATATCCACCATCATAACTAAAAATAAGTCTCCAACCACTAGGAGGATACCAGGACTTGCCATAGGGTATATGGACTTTTGGGTTCCATTCAGTAAACATAGCCCCTTTACCGGCACTAAAAGCGTCAGATGGTGTTGCAGGATACTCTTTTCTGAATGTGTGCGGCATATCGGCTTTTGTACGCTCATACCATTCCCTATCTCTTCTAGGATCAACATCCCAGGGCAAGAAAATACCGACAAAGGAGTTACTTGCTCCGCCTTTCTCGGCCCCAAATTGCCATTTTGCCCCGTTCCACATATTTTCAAACAGGGTTCCCTTCTGGCCGGTAGATATACCGATAACCTTACCACCAGTAGGTCTATTTATGGTCGGATAAGCGGCATCCCAGATCTCTTCTGCCATTGGATGGAACGCCCACTCATCAAGTATTATTATGTTTGCGGTAAATGATCTTGCTGCTCCCGGGGAACTGGTAAAACCCTTTATTACCGATGGTTCTTCATCAGGGAACGATATTTTTATATCCAAACTCTGCTGCTTAAAGGTTATTCCCGTAATATTTTCTGACTTTTCCTCTTCTTCACCCTTCTCATCAACTATTAACCAGTTGGGTAAATGACGGAGTATAAACCCTACCCTCCGTATAAGTTCTTTGGAGTCTCCTTCTGTCTGGGAGACCGTATTGACACTAAACCCCGGGTTAAATAACAACGAATGGGTCGAATATGCTAGTGCCTCCCAGGATAAACCTACCTGCCTGGATTTAAGTATTACGATCCTTCTGTTCTCTTCCATCAACTTTAAAGCCTCTTCCTGCTCCGGCCATAAATTAAACGGCACTACTATCCCTTCTGCGTCTTTGTCCTCTATCTTCACCAACTCATTTATGAACTTTGAACAATTACGCCGGTATATCTCCTTCTTAACCAATAACCGATCCTTCTTCTTCGTCAAATCTAACCCCAACTCTTCCTTCAAATCCTCTAATATATCCTTCGCCAATACAATCTCCCCCTTCCTACTAATAATATCCGCCTTTAAGACATAACACAACCATCACTATACATAAACC